GTTTACAGGATTTGTTACAATTACAGTAACATCACTTTCTGGGAGTTGATCAGTTTCAACAAGACTTGCGCTAGCATGACGTAGTTTATAACCCTCGGTCTTCATCATCTCATGGATTTTGTTGCTTTTAGCAATATTGCGAACAAAATCCTGAGTGATTCCAGCGGATTCCATTGGAGGCTGATGAAGAAACTTTTTAGAAATTTTTTCTCCACCACGTTCAAAAGTTAATACAAACTCTGCCATTTGTTGACGTGAACCTTCGCTTAGAAGATGTAGTTTATCCATCTCATTCCAAGCAGCTTCGCTCAGCATAATAGTTACGCTCTTGTCTGTATGTTCTACTACAGTTGCGCTGATAGACTTAACTTTATCAATTTCAAAGTTTACAATATCACCAGTAACTGGTGCTTTTAATGTTCTGTCAATCTGATTTACATAATCTGTAAACTTACTCATAATAATTTCCTTAGTCAAAACTTACTGCAACATGTACTGGATTATCACCACCAGCAACTTTCGGATACGTTCCCTTAGTCTTTGCTAAATCATTTCCGCTTGGAACTGCTGCACCAACGCCATGAACTTTTTCATGTGGACTATTTGGGTATGGACGATCTGCTGGATTATCAAGATCATCGTCAATCATTTCTGGTGAAAGCGTAGTTGTTGGTCCAGCGATCACTTCATCATCGTCATCGCCAATATCTAAATCTGGTCCACCCATATCCATATCTGGTGCATCCATGCCCATACTAAACTCTGGACCACTACCAATAGATGCACCAGCATCTGGAGCAAGAGGTGAATCCATACCAGCACTCATACCATCACTATCTGTCATATCGATTTCAGTTTGTGCACCCATCATGCCAGCAAGTTTAAGAATAGTAGCTAATACTGCATCATCGCCAGTTGTTTTAACTTCAACTGCTTCTGCAACTGGTGCATTCATTCTACGTGTATTGTCGATTGCAGCAGCAATTTCTGGACTGCGTGATGCAATTTCATTTAACTTAGACAGAACATCAATCATGTATGAACTTTCTGCTTTAACTTCTGGAAAGTTTGCCTTTTTAGCTTCAGCGACAGCAGGTTCTGCATCAAATGATACTTCTGCAATACCAGACATTTTAGCGGCACTTTCAATAGCCTGTCCAATTTCAGGGCTACGGTTTTGTATTTCCTGTAGCTTTTTCATTACATCAATCATCTGCATCTTATTTTACTCCCGTCTTAGGACGTTCTGGTAGTTTTGTTTTCTTTGTGCCCAATGGGCTAGTGTTATATTGTGGAATATCGTTTAGCGTCTTGCCTTTTGTAGGTTTAACAGCAAATTGATGTTCAATTGATTTTGTTTTAAGAGCATTTGCAAGATCAGCTAGTAGCTGTGGTTCTTTTTGCTCTGGGAAATCAGAAGTCAACACAGGGGAATCACTATCTGCAACAATTGGCGCAGCAAGGACTTCCTGTGTCGGAGTCACCACCATAATGTGACTCAATGGGATACTAGTTGACTCGTGAACTGCAGCTTGAACTTCTGCTGGAGTGCATGGATAATTTACAACTAGATCAATGATATAAAGTTCTGTATTTTTTAAATGACCAAATCCAGTGTGCTCTTCGGCAATAGGTAAACGTTTTGGTTCACTGATTGCTTCCAATTTCCATTTACTCAAGCAATTTTGTAGGCTTTTCATGCCATCGTCGCTAAGTTCTGTGGCAATCTTCACACGAAAGCCATATTTCTTTTCATTATCTATGATATATTCTAATAGGGTCTTCATATTTCAAACCTTTTATCATGTATTTATTGTTTACGAAAGGTTTTTAGCAATTCATTTCTGTCAAATACTGCCGCTTCAACATTTACTGTATTGTCATCACCACTATTTTTTTGTTGGTCCTGTTTCATTTTTTCAATTCTGATAGCTAATTCAGCTTGTTTAAGTTTCTTTTGAACTTTACCAAGTTTTGCAGTAACTGCAGTGGCAAGCATTTTAGCACTTGCTTCAAATATAGGTGCACTGAACCGTGCTTCTACGTTCATACCAAGACTTTGTAAGTTTTCAAAACTTTCTACTGCTTGGTCAGCTAATTGGTCAAGTTCTTTATCTAGTGCATCATCTGGTTGACTTGGCATTGAACTTTCAAGACTGTGGGCGTTTTCTAATGCCTCTGCAACCTCTCTACTTGGGGCTGGTGGCAAATCAAATAATTCTTCAAGTTTCTTGGTCATATATTAATTTATCGTTTTTTCTTTTTTGTTCCAGCAAACATATCATGTTCAGTAATAACACGAAAGGATATTCCCTGTTGTTTACACCAAGCCTGTGCTGCTTGCCACTTAGCCATGTTAACTGCTGCCATAATTTGATTTCTTTCACTACGACCAGCAGCTTCCAGTGTTGTTTCTTTGTGTGGTTTTATTTCAACCAATTCGGCACGACGTTTACCGTGTGCATCCTGATAGACTACAAAGAAATCTGGAATATAACTTTTGGTTTTCTTCTCAATTGGATTGTGATAAGGGATACTAATACTTTCGCTAGCCCAATGCAATACACTTGGATGATTATCACAAAAAGTCATAAAAGCAAGTTCCCAACTACTACGATATCGTATACTACCACGTCCAGCATATTTGCTGACGTTTACTGGTTCATATATTCCTTGGCTATATTTTAAACTCATGCTATTATATTACGAGAAACACTGGGAGGGGTTTCATTTAACTTTTTAAATCCCAGTTTACTCGTTGATCCTTTGCTACTATTAAAAAAACTTATTAATAGGGTTTTTACATTACTAGAGTTTGGTGCCTTGCTAAACTCATTTATTACTGCAAGTGGGTCTAAATTATTATTATAAGTTAGAGCAATAACGCTTTGTGCCAGTGCACTTGCTGCACTTGCATCTTTAGTAAGAGTTAAAAAATACCCATAGACCTGACCCCAAACAGCATCGCTTACTTGGATAGGTTGACTAAAATATCCATTAAAAAATGTTTGACTTGATAACGGATTGGATGTGATAGTATCTGGTGTGTTTGCCATAATAATATTTATTTTTTATTATTGGCATTAAAAGCAATGTATGACTTTGCAACAGGAACTAAGTTAGTGCCTGGTGCAATATTAAGTTGAGCAATCTGATTTGCAGCAATATTAACTTGACTACTGGTATATCCTTCAGATAGCAATGTTTGTTGCCAAGTTTGGCTATTATAAGTTGGATTTACTGGGTTAGATGGATTTGAGAAGTTTATGTTACTTGGGTTAGATGCTGGCTGTCCATAATTTACTGAACCAAAACTTGCAACAGATTGGGGACTATCTATATATTGCTGTGCTAACCATGCTTGTGTTGATGTAATACCGCCATCACTAATTTTATGTGAATTAATAGTTTCAGATGGGATTGAACTAACAAACTTACTAGCAGATGTAATCTGACTTACGGTGTATCCCTGATTATATAAAATGTGCTGATAACTATCTGGCGGATAAAGTGTTGCATTTCCCTGCGGTGTAGGTACATTTTCACCATTGCTTGAAGCATTGGTTGCAAGCTGATACGGAACTATATTACTTGGATTTTGTGTTTGAATCTGTGCGTTAGTATCAGCGATTGGAAATGAATAATTTTGCAAATTGGTTGCAGAATTATTGTTATTGACAATAGATTGTATTTCAGTTGGACTTAAACTATTAGTTGAAGTTGGATTATATATTGCAGTTTGCTCAATTGGACTACGGTAGGATGCCTGATTTTGTCTTTCAATTGCTCTATTTGTAAAATTAGTAGGCTGTCTTACTAGTGTGTTACTATTTTTATCAAGAAAAAATCCAGCAAACTTTGCACTAATTCCGCTTACACTTGGATCATATGCTTCTGGAACTGCAAACCCTGGAACACCAGCCGCATATCCATTCTCGTATGTAACACCCATATAGTGAACTTGCATAGTAGCTTCCATCAATCCCTGACCGTCACTGTAATCGTGACTATCATGACTAAAACTACTGATGATTGGATTCATTAGCGTAATTTTATTACTTTCCCCACCAGCCAAGCTGTAAATCTCTATTGCACTAAAAAACGGCACAGTTGCACCGTAATCTAAACCCCAAGCAGAACTTGAACGGGAAGAACGAGGACGATATCGATCATCAAAATTATAATCATTGTTGGAATAATTACCATCTGCATAATAATATGTATAGTAATCTTGCCATAATTCACGTAGGCCGTTGCTATTATCATCATGAAACTTAATAGTAACTGGCTCATATCGAATACGACTCTGAACAAATGTTTTACGATTATATTGATTCATATCTTTAACATCAACAGTGAATCGTGGCAAATCAACTGATTTTACAAGATAACTTAATTCTCTTGTGCTAACATAGGATGGTGCATTTGAACTTAATATAAAGTTTACCTGAAACAGCCATTTGTATCGTGGCGCACGAGCAAAATCATTTGAACGAAAGACTTTGGCGGCGTGTGCATAATCATGCACCTCGCCGCCGTATAGTAGGCTTTGTAATACCGAGTTGAGTATGGAACTCATATTATATTAACCCTTAACCAGTAATACTGGCTCCATTTGTTCTTGTTACTGGAGTACCAACACCAGTTTTTCCAGGAACCTGTAGAGCATTATCATAACGAAGTGTTACGCCAATAGTTGCTGGATCGTTGCTGGTATAATCAAACTGATTGTAGTTTACTTCACTAATGAAGCAACCATAAAGTTCCCATTCTTCTAGTGTAGTAGGACCATTTGCGCCATTACCACCATCAAGTGCTTCAAAGCGAGTGATAAACTTATAATCAATACCGCTAACTGCGCTTGCCTGTTCAGCAAAGTCAAATTGCTTCTGAATCTGTTCACCAACGAGAAGACGAACTGTTCCATTGGCATCATCACGGAATTCAACCGTAACAGTCTGCCATTCTGGTTTACCCTGTAGATACATTTTACTGTTATACAAGTCAATCGTGATTGGGTTAAAGTTTAAGTTAGGTCGTGTAAAATTCATGACCTGTTTCGTAAGTTCCGTGCGTGGACTTGTAACCCCGAAGTTCTCGAAGCTAACTCTGAAACGATACTTCAACAGGGGCATCAACAGACCTTGGCTATTTGCGCTCTGGTCGCTCGCTGATGCCACTGGCACTGTCATGTTAAGTAGTGATGCAACTGCCATCTTATATTCTCCTATGAAAGTATTTATACCACTTTGCATAGATTTAATTAGTGCGTATATTAAAAAAGCCGCTATTGCTAGCGGCTTTTTATATTTCTATTATATTTTTATGTTACGTTAATCTTACACTAGGTGTAGTGTTGCTAATTCCGCCATTATTTGCACCAGAACCAGCAATTGCGCCAGTATTCAAGATACGAACAGGGATATAGATAAACTCTACAGCCTTTGTTGGTTCAATTGCGATATCAATGTGCAATTCATTGCGGTCAATGGTGCTTGGAGTATTGTTTGTAGTATCGCAAACTACGAGATAGTCGTAGATACCACGTTGTGCAACAATATCATTTAGCAGACCTTCAATTGCTTGTTTAGCTTCATTGCGTGTGATTGTATCATTTGGTTCAAACACAAGTGGCTTTGCAAGACGTTCAAGGTTGTAACGTAGATAGTTAATCAAACGAGCAACGTTGATACGGTCAAGTGCTGTAGCAGTTGCCTGACGAGTGTGGTTACCGTAGTTAAGGATGCCTTCGTTAGGGAATACCGCAACTGGGTTAACATTGTTTTGATACAGTAGGTCACGTAGACCCTGATTTGTTCCAATGCTTATAAACTTACCAGTTACACGATCAACATAACCAATCTTAGTTACGTTATCAATCTGACCACGTAGTGTTCCTGCTGGTGCAAACCATGGATGACTGTTTTGGTCACTCTTAACAATCATACGTAGGATTGCATGAGTAATTGGAACAACAACCTGTCCAACGCCATCAAGAGAATTGGTGTATGCAGCGCCTGGATAGAATACCGCAGTATAACTATCAGCCGTAACAAGACCGTCTTCACCAGTATTTGAAACACCAGCAACGTTTGTTACATAATTTGTGATTTCAGTTGCGTCACTTGATAATCCCATTGGAGTATCAGCAAGAATGAAACCAGTATTACGGCGATCATCGTTCAACATAACAAGATTCTGAGTTAATTCTGGGTAGCCTGGGCATACCAAGAGATTAAAGTTAATTTGGTCTTCACGAACAACTACGTTCATATCTACTGCTTCTTTAAGAGCACTAACAACGACATTACGCTGTGCCTTACGGCCCATGTAAGGAACGTTATTAATATTCTTACCACTAACGCTTATCCATGAAGCAGTAGTAGTCAACGCACTGTTTAGAGGATAATTTGCAGTGCTAAAGTGATCACTTACATACTTCTTAACGTTGTAGCTGCTGCGACGTGTATTGAACAACAGTGTTCCACGTGGGTATAGCTGCGGATTTGGAGCATCATAATCTACATAGTCACTAGTCAATAGACTTACGATAGTTGGCTTAGCATCAAGTGCAGGATCAACTCCGTCACTGCCAGCCCAACGTGCATCAGCAAATAGAATACCATTTTCAGTTGTGTTATCAGTATTATCAATGAGCACCCACTGATTTACGCCATTTAGACGCTGCCAACGATAAATCTGTGGATAATTTTCAAGGTCTGCAGTGCTTACCCAAATGTCACCAAATACTAGTGAAGTACCATCTGTCTGTAGTGTAGGCGCTGAACTACTGATGATTGGTCCTAGTGGGTCAGTATTTTGTAGGTTATAACCACGTGCATCACTTGCTAGTCCGTGATAACCTTTCCAAACCGTTCCATTATTAATCATAATATCAACTTCAAGAGGTGTTTCATAATACCATAATGCACCAGTTGCAGGTGCATTAATTGGAGCAACTGCCTGTTGATATAGGTATTCTGCAGGTTGCCAGTAAGTGGCAACAAGATAGCTGTTATTTCCGTCATAAACATTTGGTGTTGATGTAGTTATACCAGCACTTGTTAGAGGGGTTCCACTTGTATTTGTAAGAATAATATCCCCGCCATTTGACTGAGTTAGTACAATGTTTCCACTTGATGAAAGTGAAGCACTGACAGGAGTTCCAGCCATTACTGAGTTAAATGCGTTTACAAAATTACTAGCAGTAGGAGTAGCTTGTGTTAATGTAACAGTATATGTTGCACTTAGTGAACTACTTCCAAGAACAGTTGTCTGAATAGTAAATGAATCATTTTGTGCAAAAGTTGGATTTGATACAGTTCCAGTAACAGTTAATGCACTTCCATAACCCTGCCATTGCATCAAACGTGAAGATGCAGTACCGTTGGAAAGCGTGTCATATTGCATGAATAGTGTATCTGTTACAATTCCCAATCCACCCAATGTTGGGTCATAGTTGTAAATTGCATTTGAATTATTATGGAACGCTGGTGCTGGAATCAAATCCCAATTTGTTGTAGCACTATTCCAACGATATACACTAATATTCATACCATTGTTAACAGCAGTTGTCTTAATCCATACACTACCGCTTGCACGTTTAGTGGAAGAATCTGTTGTTTTCCAAGCAGGTACTTGATAGTGAGGAGCATATGTAAATGTTACACCACCCATCTGGCTAACTGCAGTCAATCCTAGCTTTGCTAGTGGTGTACCAGTTCCGTTAGAAATGGTAACCTTACCATCTACTACTGAACCACCACTCTTTGCTGCACTTGTAACAAATAGAGCAAAATATCCGTTTGGTAGTACTGCTGCAGTAACACCTGGAATAGCAGCAGTATTAACAGTATTTGCAAATGTAGCAGCAGTGCCATTAGTGATGGCTGCAATAGGAACAGTATTAATAGTTAGAACATCTTGTGTTCCACTAAATGTGAGATCATTAGTAGGTTGAGTAGTTCCAATAATTGTTGGAGTCTTTTGCTGCCAAGCAGTACTTCCTACTTGATTCCAAGTATTATCATATGCTTTTTGATAAATTGGGTTTGCAGAAGTGTATGAAATATCAGAAACTATTGCATAACTTCCTACTTTGCCAACAGTTGAAAGTGGAACACCACTAGTATGCTGTGATGGGTCAGTAATAATAATAGGGGTTACGTTTGTAAACACTGGATTTGTTGTACTTTGTGTCCACTGGAAAATACCCCACTTACTAGATGTAGTGCTTAACCACTGAGTTCCGCCAGTTGGATTGCTGTATGGACGGCTGCTGCTGCCAATTAATTGATTTAAATCAATATCAGCACGTAGCACATAAGCCTGATTGGTAATACCAAGGGTGCTGTGTGCAGCCATCAGACCATATTCAGCAAGTTCACTACCAAATAAACGGTTTCCACTTGCATCTGTTGGGAAAATAGGCAAACCGTAATTGTTTAGAAGCTCTTTCTGACTTGTGATCAATTTAAGTGCATTTGCATTTGCTGCAGTTGTAAAGCTAGCAATACCGCCAGCAGTGCTGCTTTTATCCTGTGCAGTCGCAAGTAGAATGAATGGTACTGTACCTGGACCAGTTGGAGCATAATTGCTCTCGTCAATAACTGATACCGATACGCCTGGAGATACTAATGTTGCCATAGGGTCTGTTTCCTTTAAGGTGTTGATAATATTTATCGGAACACCCAGAAATAGACCCTTTAAGGACGGTTATGTGCGGACATTATAGCAAAGTTTTAACTTTTTCTTCCAAATCATGAAGAGTGCCGTTGTTATCAATCAATTGGTCAAGATTTGAACGCACCCAACTCCATTCGCTCGGATGAACATCATTAGGTTCCGTGCCATGTAACAGTAAATTGACCATCCAACCAGGGTCTTCACCACGGCGAACCCCCCATACTTTACCACCCTGACGACGAATCATGTCAACTTCATTTGGAAAACGTGTATCTGGAATAACATAATTAGTTGTAGGATGACTTGCTTGTAGGTTCATAACACGACGTTCCATACTTGCAACCCAAATATCTTCGTGAAATCCTACACGGCAAACTTCTGTTCCCCAATACTGTAGAACCCAACGTGGAGTTAAGTTAGGTATATCAAGACGAACAGCCCACCATTGGTCAACTTCTTCACGCCATTCACGAGATTGCTTTGTATCACCCTCAAGGAGTTTTCTATCCCATGAGAATACACGTGATACTGCATCTTTTAATGCATCGGCAAAACTAATCTTATGAAAGTTATGGGAACCTACTAATATGTCAGCGACTGTTCCCTTACCGCCACCAATCAATCCACATACACCAATAATCATTCCCTTAGAATAATTAATTTTCATGGCGTTGTCAAATTATCCTTGCACCCACCACATAGGCATTTCACCTGTCATGTAATTGGTAATTTCGAGTTCAAGTGCATCAATCTTAGCTTGTGCACGAGTTAGCAAATCAGTCCCGTTAAGAGTAGTGCCACCACCTGGACCTACGATTGTTCCAAACTTACTACGTGCTTCACCAAGTGTTCTCATACACAGTGCTAGGGTATACTCTTTTAGCCATGGACCACTATAAATGTCGGTCAATAATGTCACGTCTGGCTTATAATTTTCAGTCCACAGCAGGATAGTTTCCTTGTCTGCACGTGGACGACGCATGATTGTAAGTTCTTTAGTCACAGTATTAAACTTATAATTTAAAAAACCACCAAATAATTTAGCTGCTTCTTTTAAGAATGAACTATACATGTAGTATGTTGATAAACCACCAACACGACCACTCTGAATCATATAGAAGTTAACGAACCCAGCTTCAAATGGTTCATACTGCGAACTAGTTCCACTATTGGCACCGATATTACGCTTGAATACGTTACGAACACTGATAACTTCATTTGGCAATTGATAGGTATTCGTGTCCATCTGCAATTCAAGGAATGAATAGCTTTCTTCAACACTGTTTGCACTGCGTTGACGATAACGAACAATGGATTGTTTTAGATTAACTTCATAATGAACTGGGTCCAGTTCAATGTCAATCATCCCGTCGCCGAGACTGTAACGCACATAATCAAAAATATCAGTTTTAAGTTCCATCAATGTGGCCATGGATAACTCCGTTACATATATTTATAGTATAAATAAAAGCAAGCGTAGACCACGTGGCGACAATTCAATGCCAAAGTTTTTGAACCAACGGTCAGATGTATGTACGAGCAATTGTATCTCCGAATGTCAAGTGATATAATACCTCATCTTCTGGTGTAAAGAAAGCATAAACTTTTACAAACCATCCAAATTGTGCGTGGTCACGATGAGAATAAAACTTTGGGGTTTTAACACTGTGTTCCCATACCCAACGATAGTTTTCTTCTTCATACCAGTATTCATTTGCCTTTCCAAGATACCAGTCGGCATTACCAAAACTGTTATCTTCTTCAAGAATATGGCACATGAATACAGCTACAGGGATAATCACCACACCATCGTGTATAAAATTATCAACCCAATCATTAGTAGTGCTGGCCATCTTCAAAGCCCATATCCTTGGTAGGTTCTTTACCAGTAGTCACAGCATGTTTAATCTTGCGAAACTGCAAGTCTGTGTAATGTTTATCTTCTGCAACCTTACGCCGCTTTTCAAAGCCAAGGACGTTGTGGTATTCAACACACTTTCTCCAACCTATCAAGAAATTAATACACCCATCAATATCACCAGTGAACAGGGGCATATTGCGATTATAAACTGGCAATACCGACTCGTCCTTGGATACGAACAAACACACTACACCCGACGTGCTACCATGTGGGTCACGTCCGATTTCAAATCCAAGGTCGCTTGCCATAGAACGAAGCGTGTCAACCTGTTGAACTGTATTCCATCCGCCACTCATATTCCTGTCTCCTTGTCTACAAATAGGTCATGCCACATTAACACGAAATACATTATCACTTCTTCTGGCACATAGGTATAAAATACCACCTGAATTACACTATGTTTCTGGTTCTTATACCATTTGTTTTTGTATTGTGCAGTATAGCCATGTCCCTCGTCACAATTGACGTTTAGACGAAGCCAGTCAAACATCTCATCAAGTTTCTCCTTACGAGAAAACAACTCTGATATTTCATAGTGACGAGGGACAGTCATATTACCTCACTGTTTTAAGAAGGACAGTATCACCGTTGATACGACCAGTCAGTGCAATTTCTGTTGCACGGATATCGCCCATGAACTTACGCAGTGCAATCTTACCAGCGTTCTGGAAAGCCTTCAACTGCTCCTTTGGCTTGCGAAGTGTCTTAGCAACACTCAGCTTGGTATCGAAGCCAATGATGGTTGAACCCTTGATAGTCATTTGCGTAGTATCAGCGGCTGCAACATACTGACCAAGTTTGCGGGTCTTAGTATTGTATACCCACAATTCCTTTGAACCAATGATATCAACAGGGTTGATGCTCACGAGATTAAGTTCTGCAAAGTCTTTCAGATACTTTACACCCTTGACCTGCTTTTCCTTGCTCACAGGACGAACCTTGCGAACCTTACGAACAGCGGCCTTGACCTTGCCATACGTAGTAAGTGCATCAAACAGGGATGCATACCATGCAGTAATACGCTTAACGTCTGGCTTCTTCATCCATGCGTATGCTTCTGCCAATTGTGGGTCACACTTCTTGGCTTGGCTCTCGTTCAACTCATCAAGCTGACCCTGATAGCGGTCACGGATACGATTGACAAACTGTTGTGGCATTGACACTTCACGGAAATAAGCAACAAAGTCAAACTTCTCTTCACTGCCACTCCACATCACATCATACTGTGCCTCAATCTCACCAACAATATCACAGAACTTTTCGTTCATGTGGTCTTGAATGGTGCGTTTGGCAACTGACTTTTCTGCGTCAACCTTTTCGGCCAACTTAGCGTTACCATATGCCAACAGTTCAGCAATCTTGTCAGTAACAAAATCACTTGCAGGGATAGGCGCACCGTTAAGCACCATCTTGGAATAGCTACCAATGGTGATGCCTACACGTGCGTCTTCACATTCATTAAATGCGGCAACATCTGTCTTGCTCCACTTAAGAACCTTCTGACCATACTCAAGAACATACTTCCGCATGTCAGAGGCAGTCATATAGTAATTGTAAAAGTAGAAGCCACGATAGATTTCCTGACGGACCTTATCGTCACTCCACTTATCAACACCTACCCATGTAGGCTCACCACCAGTGTAGCGTTCGTCCATGAACTTTGGCTGACGTGGTGCTGGCTTACGTTTAGGTTTTGCAGCAAGAGCAGATTTTGCCATTAGAACATTTCCCTATAGTTTGTGTCAAACGGTATGTAATCAGGTGTAGCATGTGAATTGATATCTGTCAAGAGATAATCTTCTTCACGGGTTGTCAATTGGAATGCTGCCTCACGTGCCTCAATCAATTGTGTCACGTCAACTTCGTTTTCCCGATAGCCCTCATAGCACATCTGATAGTAGCCTTCATACGGCTTGCTGATGAAATCTTGGTCATTCATCATATAGACCCATGCTTGACATACACCTTCAGGCGTATCCACCCACGCACGTTGGCGCAGGTAGTATTTTGGAAATCCTTCAAGGCGGTCAAGAGATGCCAAATCGCCCTCGCCAATTTCCCATAGGACACCGTGAACTTCACCTTCAAGGTCCAGTTCGACATCAGCATGTCCACGGAATACAAACCGATAACCAGGCAGCACTGCTGCACCAAGGTTAATAGCAGTAGGGCAACGTGATGCCATGCCACTGTTATTGGTGTTCATTCCGTATCCGAAATAATAGTATCGTTGTTCAGTCATTATAATATACTCACTTTCTTTGGGCAGACCTTGCCCCACAGGTAGACATAACTGTCCACAACCGTAAGATACCACGATTTAGGGACATGTCAAGCAAAAAGATTTAACCCCCACCAAAAATAATTATAAAAAAAGTGAAAAAAGTGCTTGACACCCCCATATTCTATGATAATGTGTGTATATGGACAGTGCAAATGGAGTTACCGACATGGATATGAATACCGCTCTCGCCGCCCTTCTTGCTAAAGCCAAGGCCGATTATGCAGCTTGGTGGGGTGCCAAGGCTAACGATGCCCACGTTCAGAAGATGATTGAGGAATACAATGCGGGTATCCGTATTGAGGAAGGTAACACGTATTATAAGGTCATTATCCAGAGTGGTAGCCAGAACAGCGTCCACTCCTTCGTAGTCAAGGCGGATACTAAGAAGTTCCGTGCAGGTGACGTATTGAAACCTGCCTCGTGGAAGGCTCCTGCTACGAACTTTGCTCGTGGTAACATTCTGGAAGGTAATTTTGACCGTATCCGTTGGACTGGTGCACTTTAAGGAGAGACACACATGAACTTTTTTCAGAAAATGCTTGCAAAAAGCCGTGTCAGATTCTTTAGCACCGCAGGGCTGATTGATGCGTATGCTCTCATTGAACGTGCTGAATATTACAATGAACTCATTCTTGAGGATAAGTCTATTCAGGACGGTAAACGTATCATTTTCCGTGAACTGGCCCGTCGTGGCGATGACCATCTTTTAATATAAAATAGTGCTTGACAGCCACACGATTTGTGATATTGTCAGAATATAGACAGCAACGAGGAGATACACCAATGGCTTATATGTCCCAGGAACGTAAGGCTCAGATTGCCCCAGTCGTTAAGAAAATCCTTGCCAAATACGGCGTTAAGGGTTCGCTTGCAGTTAGTAACCACATGACCCTTGTGCTCAATATCAAGAGCGGTTCTATTGACTTCATCACCAACTACAACGATACGGTTGGTGCACGTGCAGGTGGTTTCCGTTTGGGTAGCCCTGCTGTAGACCATATCGACGTAAACACTTATCACTATCGGGACAATTTTACTGGCAAGGCAAAGAACTTCTTGAAAGAAATTTTGACTGCTATGAACGATGGTAATCACGACCGTAGCGATGTCCAATCGGATTACTATGATATTGGATGGTATGTTGACGTGAATATCGGTAACTGGAACAAACCATACCAAATTATCGATTGACAAGTCACAATAGTATGGTAATTTGAATTATCAACTGATGGAGAAACACATGACACAGATTAAGACTCGTGTGGTTACACTTAAAAGTATCATCCATAATCGGTATTTTACTCTTGGCTTTACAGAAGTTTTGCAAGGTAAGCCATTTAGTCCTGAATATGATAAGTGGGCTACCAATGAACAGTGGCAATATGAGCGTGGTCGCCAGTTTGCCATTTTGACCAAGGGTGAAGTCCCGCCAAAGGTCGGCAAGAAAGTTAGCAACTGGGCTATCTATGCCTATGCTGATTTGATGCACAGTGGAGCATTGTTGTAATGAATAAAGTTATTGTATTTGACATTGATAAAACACTCGCCAATATTGAACGCCGTCGTCAGTACGTCGCAAGCAAGCCCAAGAACTGGGCTGCATTGTTGTTTGGTGGCCAGAAGAAATTGGTGAAACGATTGGCAAAGTCCGTCGTGGATACAATAATATTATGGATAGTAAAAATGGGTAAAACAATTATACACGTCAATCAACACGTAGTTAAACGTAACGCCAAAACTGGTGAGCGTGAACCTACACTCACAGTTAAACAAGGTAAAAAAAATACATATGCACACGAAGTCGTTATCAATGGACCAAGTAAGGTAGTATACAGTCCAGATAAACCACTAAGCTGTGGTGCGAAGGTATGGATTGAAACCACAAGTGAAGTGGAGTTTATAGGTGAAATACAAACTCTTTCTTGATGATATGCGATACCCTACTGACAACAGTTGGGTAATTGCTCGTAATATGGATGATGCAGTGTGGTATGTCACTAACTATGGCTTACCGCACTATATCAGCTTTGACCACGACCTTGCTGATGACCACTACATTATTGGCCAGAAGCATGAGAAAACTGGATACGACTTTGCCAAGTGGTTATGCAATTATATCATGGACAATAATCTTGAATTACCAGATGGATTTGGGTATACTGTTCACAGTATGAACCCTGTTGGCAAGGCAAATATTGAACATTATATGCATAACTTTATGGTGATGAAAGTTTCGTAACATGAAAAAAATCTTAAAGATGTTTTTGAAAACATTAGATTTTTTTAATCAGGAACGGATATACATTATTTACATTGTATATTCTCGGTTTTTTAATTTATATGGACTACAAAACTTACTATGTGTTATCTTAATATAAAGAAATGGAGATTACATTGCCTCGTTTATACATGTTGATTGGTGTTCCTGCAAGCGGTAAGAGCACTTGGATTAAGAACCAGAACTTTGGTGATGCTATCATTGCGTCAAGCGATGCCTACATCGACCAAGTTGCCGCTAAAAGTGGTAAGACATATAACGATGTCTTTAAGGATAATATTGATAAGGCTAATCAATTTGTTCAGGCACAGGTTCGTACTGCCATTCATAATGACAAGGATTTGGTATGGGACCAAACCAATACCAGCAAGAAGTCACGTCGTGGCAAGCTGGCACAGGTTCCAGAGAACTATGAAAAGATTGCTGTCTTCTTTCCAACACCTGATATGTTGGAATTAAATCGTCGTCTTGCTTCACGTAGCGGTAAGAACATTCCACATCATGTTATGAATCAGATGATAGGTAGTCTTGAACCACCTGATCCAGACGAAGGTTTTGATAGCATCATTCAAGCATAAAAAAATGGCGGGTTTCCCCGCCATTTTTATTATATAATATTTTCTATTATATTAGAACTTAACAGTAGCACCGACTAGAACACCATCGCCAGTTGCGTTGAAGTCCTTGTCAAAGTCACGGTATACAGTTGCGTTGAGTGCAACAGTCTTGCTTACGTTGTAAGTTGCACCAGTGCCAAGACGGTGTGACTCGTAGTTGTTAGCCTGTTCAAAGGCATTACGATAACGATACTGAAGCGCATTGATAGTAATAGTATCGTTCAACTTATAGTCGGCAGTGCCATAGAGTGCGTAGTAAGGGAACTCTGCACCTGGCTGCCAACGTTCACCAACGCCGACCTTACCGCCAACAGTGATAGCACTTGTTAGTGGGAACTTGTAACCAGCCTGTGCTTCAAGGTTATACTTGTTGTCGCCAGAAGCTGTATCAGTCCAAGAACCACTTACACCACCAGTGAAGCCACCATCGAATGTATGTGTATAGGTAAGACCATAAGCATAGTCCTTGTTGTCACCGAAGTTTGGCTGATAATCGCCAGAGACGCTGAAAGAAACACTGTCTGCAGTAGATACAACAGGAGCAGGAGTAGGAACAACAGGTGGAGCCTTCTTGTTCGGGAGATCAGTTGCGTGTGCAACGCCAAGCATGGCGATAGTAGCAACAGTAGCGAGTAGAATATTCTTCATTTGATTTTTCCTTTTATAAAAGTTTTAACCCACGGCGATATTTATAACCGCCACTTTCCTAATTTATATTATGTGTGGGGTCTGTGTCAATAAGTATTTTTATGCACCGCATATATTTATTTCAACCCCAATACACGGTAAAGTTTGCTGAGAATATCAATTATTGGTTGCCATACAGTGTTGGCTGCTTGTGGAGTTATGCTGCACAGTTTAGTGATATAACAGAAAACTTCAAACTAGATAAACTTTTTTTCAAACGAGAAGCACCTGAAGTTATGTTATCTAGATTAGATAATCCATCTATATGCGGATTCAGTTCGTATATTTGGAATGAACAATATAATCTACAGATGGCAAAGCGTATTAAAGAAACGTTTCCAGAATGTAAAATTGTGTTTGGTGGACCAAATACAAATGCAGAACTACTAGAAAAATATAGTTGGATTGATAGCGTTGTCTTAACTGAGGGCGAAGAATCGTTTCTTAAAATACTACGTCAATATATGAACGGTGAACCGCTAACCCGTGTATACAATAGTCCACGAATTAAAAATCTTGATATTCCAAGTCCATATTTGACTGGTGTGTTTGATGATATTATGTCAGAATATCCAGATGCTGCGTGGCAGATGACTGTTGAGACCACACGTGGGTGTCCATATGCTTGCACGTTCTGTGATTGGGGTGGAACTACATACAGTAAAATATACAAGTTTCGTGAAGACCGTGTTATTGCGGAGTTTAATTGGGCAGCTAACCATAACATAACATATCTGTATTTTGCTGATGCAAACTTTGGTATCTTCAAAGAACGTGACCTTGAGCTTGCAGTTGAATTATCTAAAGTATTAGACAGCAGTCGTATCCAAGGTATAAGCATTGATTATGTAAAAAACAGCAGCGATGTTGTATTTGATATCGCACAAACTATTGGAAAATATGGACGTGGCATTACTGTTAGCGTTCAAAGCATGAATGAGAGCACACTGGTTGAAATTAAACGTGACAACATGGATAAGAACCGCACCGAACACGTGTTATTAACTGGTGAGCAGCGTGATATTCCAACATATACAGAAGTTATTATTGGTCTGCCAAACGAAACACTACAGACATTCAAATCTGGCATGTGTAAGGTTCTCGAACTAGGACAACACAATAGCATAGACATTTGGTTTGCACAATTGTTGGCAAACAGTGAGTTAGCACAGCCAGAATCTATAAAGAAATACGGCATTAAAACAGTTCGTGCACTTGATTATGTGTCACTTTATAATTCAAGCGACAGTGACATATATCCAGAAATCGTTGAACTTATAAACGAAACAAGCACAATGACCACAGACGAAATGATCGAAGCGTATATGTATGGTTGGATGATTATTCATTTTCATATCAGTGGTTATACACAGTTGTATGCAAAATATATGCGTAAAGTTGAAGATATGCCGTATCTTGAGTTCTATGATATGTTGTATGAAATGATTCAAGCTGACCCAATACTTGGTGAACACTATCGTGAACTTAAACAAATTGTTCGCACGTATCTGACCACTGGACATATGACCAATCCAGAGAAGATTAAAGGTCATGCTATCCACACGATGAGTTGGAAGTTTATGTATGACCATAAAGATATCATATATGACCTTGGTAAGAAACTTGTAGAAGAATATACGTGGGATGCCAGTGAAATATACAATATCCAAAGACATTTCATCTATGACCAAAAAGTTGTATATCCCGAAGTCATACGTGATTATTGGATTAATGTCAACGATTGGACACTAGAAAAAACAAATTATAAAATTTTCAATAAAATTGATCCATTAAAACCTTTTGATTTTTATAGTGTTCGCCGAACTGGTGCGCTAAAAAATAAGATAGTCGCCCAATAAATATCTTATGCTTTTATCAGAACTCTATGACGAAGAATTAATTGAAGGTCCAGTATGGAACCGTATTAAGAATACCGCTGCTGCTGGTGCAGTTGCCGCAGGTATAGGTGCTGGTGGGATAGGTATGCTTAGCAAGGCACCACAGGCACCTATAGCTCAGCCTCAACAATCAGTTAGTGCGGTTCAACGTGCTGCAGATACACAACCACAAAAGCAAGCAGAGCCTAAAAAACAAGAAAAAGCAGCAGTTACTAATCCAAACTTCCCAAAAGAATTACAGAACCAAGATAAAGTTGACCGTGATACACGTGTTGAAAACTTTACTAAAGCAGTTCTTCCATTTATTAATGCAGAAAATCAACGCATCATGCATGACCGTGCTCGTATTATGCGTGATGCAATTGCATTAAAACGTGGTGTCAAATTACCAGTAGATGAAAATGACTTCTTGAATGCTATGTTTGACCAATATGGTGCAAGCAATGTTATGGAACTACTTGACAAGGTTGATATTATTCCACCAAGTATTGCGCTGGCACAGGCTGCTATTGAAAGCAGTTGGGGTCAAGATGAAAAATCTAAAGCAGCAAACGTATTCTATGGTCAAAAATCATTTGGCAAGGCTGATAGTGTTGAGGGTCCATATGGTGAGAAATATCATGCGTTTCAAACTCCACAAGGTTCCGTTAATTCATATATGTTAAACCTTAATACTCACCGTGCTTATGCAGCATTCCGTAAACACCGTGCCGAGTTACGTAAACACAATAAGCCAGTAGAGGGGTTAGCACTAGTTCCAAATCTAATAAACTATACTGATACTGGTGGTGAATACCCAAAGAAGTTAAAAAGTATCATCGTAAGCAACGATTTTGACCAATACGACCCAAAATCTAAAAAATAATATGCTACCTTAATTCTGTCATATATATCTTGTATCACACATTTTGGAGAATAGTAATTGGGAAGTCAGGTAGACGATAAAGGTCGCACTCCGCAAGAACAAGCCGACGCAGCAGTAGCAGAGTTTTTAGCCCGTGGCGGTGTAATAAAACAGATTCCCATGGGCCAACGAACCGAACCAGCCGATCAAAAAAGTCAGTGGGGCAGACCACGTAAAAAATCCCTAATTCCTCCAGAAAAGGATTGACAGATTAGAAATCCTATAGTAGTATAACTATATTGTATTGAAACAGGAGAATGTCCTATGCCTAATTGGTGCCAAAATTCAGTTACGCTTACTCACGAAAACCCTGATATGATTGTGCGTATTGCCAAAGGATACAATGAGGGCAAGCTGTTTGCCGAATTTCTTCCCACACCGCCAGACTTGAGCCGTGAAGCCGAAACTGGCGAAGGTTGGCAAGAACGTTCAGCAGCTATTACTGCTGAAAATACCGAAAAATATGGCTATCCAAGTTGGTATGAATGGAACATTGATAATTGGGGTACCAAGTGGGACGTTGGTTCTGATAGCGAATACGACGAACTTGAACTCACCGATGGGGCTACTACCATTTCCCTTGGATTTGACAGTGCATGGGCACCACCTATTGCATTTTATCGTGCAATGGAAGACGTGTTTGGCTTCACTGTAGATGCACATTACCTTGAGGAAGGCATGGGCTTTGTTGGTCGTTACAATGACGGCGATGATGATTGCTATGACTTGGATTATAGCGACCCGTCAAATCTGGAAGATATTCCTGCTGACCTTCGTGAATATTATGATCTTGAACAGCAGTTTGCAGACTATGCTGAAATGGACGATGCTGAAGATTCAGATGATGGCGAAGAAGGTGGGGAATAATATTCCCCAACCTTAAAAATAATGCTTGACACCGTATAATTCTGTGATATTGTAAGAATATAAGCAATGGAGATAGCCATGAAATCCACCGAAGCATTTGCTCTTGCCAATCGTCTCGAAGCCCTTGTTCGTTACTGCAATACATTTGATAAGACTCGCAGTGACATTTTGGCAGAAATCTGCTTTGTGGCAGATGACCTTCATGATTATGCAAGTCGCCTTGACGAGGCAAAATATTATGACGATATGGCATATGCTATGGAAAAGCATGACGATGCCATGACAACCTTTGGAGTATAAAAATGAACATTGATACGTTGGTATTTGTAGCACTTGCTGCCCTGTTGATTATTGCAGGACCACTTGCTACAATTTGGGCAGTGAATACACTGTTCCCTGTTGCAAATATTCCGTATACTGTTGAAACTTGGTTCGCAGCAGTTATTCTTGGAAGTTTGCTTTCTGTAAAGGTAGGTAAATGATGCGTGATCTTTTTAGTGCAGTCGGTGCAGTAATCTTTGGTATTGCTGTTATCATGGGTATTAGCTTCCTTGGCTATGAGTCGTATAAGTTCTTTGCTCCACGGTATGAGCAAGTTCGTTATGATACATTTAAGCAAAGTCAGGCTTATAATGACGGCATGTTGCGTGACTTGTATGACTTGCAACGTGAATATAATGCTGCTGATACTGAACATCGTGGTGCTATGAAGGCACTTATACAGCATCGGTTTGAAGTTTTTGATCGTAACCGCTTGCCGAATGATCTGCAAGTATTCTATAACTCTCTTGGAAACTAATAGGTGATGAACATGAATAAGTTTATTATGGGTATGGTTGGTCTTGCCACGCTTGGTCTTACTGCATGTGATGCCTCTCCGAATAGTGATCAGGTGCAGAAGCAAGCACAGGAAGCACTTGCACAACAGGGTAATATGACGGTTGGTATGCCAGCTATTACCAAGTTTGCTGAGAAACGTATTCTTAAAGACATTCTTGAGTTGCGTGATAAGACACCGAATACATACACCTATCTTGCAGGTGATATGAACGGCAATATTGGTGAGAAGATTTGTGATAGCATTGGATACGGTATTAGTTCTGCCACACAGTTTACTAATCCACAAAAGATTGTAGAACGTTCTCAGGCTGGGTATGCAACACTTCCACAGGCCGATCCAAATGGTTTGTTTAGTCCCGCCTCTGCCGAAGGAACGTGGGTGCTGTGTAAGGTTCCAGGTAGTGATAAGGTTGAACCACAGTATATTGAACCACGTATTATCGTGTTGACGTATCCAAAAGAGTCTCGTAAGTAAAATAACAATAAAATAATATAATGCAGGGTGCTGTTATTAAATTGACAGCACCCCTTTTTATGTTTATGATAAACCTATAATCTAAATATTCCCATGAAAAAAATCGTAAGTTTCGTAAGTGTAAATTTCCAACAGGGTCCAACACACCTTAACGCATACTACCTACCATATTCGGTTGGTTTGCTGTGGAGTTACGTCAATCAGTTTCCTGAAGTAAGTTCACAATACGAACTTGGGGAAATGCTATGGCGACGTGATGATATTGAAATTGCTGTTGAAAAACTTAAGCACAGTGATATCATTGGTTTCTCAACATACATTTGGAACCGTAACTACAATTACAAACTTGCTAAGACTATCAAAGAACGTTATCCACATATTACAATAGTATTTGGTGGACCAGAACCACAGATTGAAAAAGCTGACATTTTTGAACGCTATCCTTTTATGGATATTGTCATCAAGAATGAGGGTGAAATTAGTTTCAAAAACATTCTGCTAAATCGTGATAATTTAGAATCCGTAAAAGGTATACTACTAAATCGTGGTGGTAAGCGTATTGATACTGGTGCAAGCCGTCGTATTGACAAGTTAGATGACATTCCAAGTCCATATACAAGCGGACTGTTCCAGAAAATTATAGCCGATAATCCAACAGTTACGTGGAATGGTATGTTAGAAACCAATCGTGGTTGCCCATACATGTGCACGTTCTGCGATTGGGGCAGTATTACACAGAGTAAAATCAAAAACTTTGACCTTGTTCGAGTGTTTGAAGAAATTGAATGGATGGGTCAAAATAAGTTAGACCACTTTACAATCTGCGATGCTAACTTTGGTATTTTCCCAGACCGTGATTTGCTAATTGCTGACAAGTTAATTGAAACCAATTACAAATACGGGTATCCACGTAACTACGTTATTAACTATGCAAAAAACCAAAAGAAAGAAGTTGTTGAAATTGTCAGCAAGTTCATTAATAGTAACTTCCCAAATTATGGTTTGACAGTATCCTTCCAAAGTCTTGATGAAGACGTGTTGGCTAACATTAAACGTAAGAACCTTGAAATCAATCGTGTAGGTGAAATCTACAAACTATGTGAAGAAGCTAACATTCCTGTATACAGTGAACTCATTCTTGGATTGCCAGGCGAGTCACTGGAGTCATGGCGTAAGAACTTCTATCGTATCTTTGATGCTGGCAATCATAACGGCATTGAAGTGTGGATTAGCATGTTGCTTGAAAATGCTGAACTTAATCTTAAACAAAAAGAAGAGTTCCAGATTGAGTCTATTCTTGCACCAGATTATTTCCATGGTGTGAATAACTTTGATGACCTACAAGAAGCTGTTGAAATTACAGTTGCTACTAAGGACATGCCACAGGAAGACTTCAAGGCAGCACTTACATTCTCATGTTATATCATGGGTCTGCACACAAACGGTATTACCAGTTATGTTGCACGTGTCTTAAACAAGATGCATGGCGTAACTTGGGCAGACTTCTATGAAAACCTATATCAATATTACCTGACTGACGAGTTTATGGCCTCTGAGTTTAGGAGCATTGAAAAGTTCTATGATAGTTGGCGTACTGGTAACGAAAAGATTGACGTAAATGGATTTACCATTCGTCGTATGAGCCTTATGTGGAAGATTATTATTTCTATTATTTCCAATAATAAGATTGACCATGTTCTACAATTAACAAAAGAGTTTGTAAAATCTCGTTACAATATTGACGAAGATTTCATTGATGAACTACTTGATTTCCAGCGTAAGAGCGTTATTGACTATCATACTATTAAGAATTACCCAGTATACGGTGAGTATAAGTATGATTTCTACAACTATCTACTGTTCGATACCCCAATCAATACACCAGTTAACGTAACGTTTGAGTACAATGGCGACGTTAATCTTACAGAGGCACAGTATTTGGAATACATTTACTGGAAACGTCGTGAAAACTTCGGCATTGCCCACATCAAAACTATAAAAAAATAATGCTTGACATCCTATAGACCCATGCTATTATGGGTTTATAGGAGACAGTCATGCAGTATAAATTTCCCCGTATCGACCACCTTGACGAAGTTCGTCCTGCTATTGAAGGACGGGATGAATTTGCAATCAATGATCGTGGAGAATACATGGTAGTAAATTACCATGTAAATCTTGCAGATACTTTTCCGCCTGTAGAAACTGAGGCAGATGCTATTCGTCGTGAATGCCGTGGTATGCTGTTCTATCCTGATGGTACCATCATGTCACGTCGTTTGCACAAGTTCTTTAACGTGAATGAACGTGATGAAACTCAGGTCCAACACATTGACTTGGGTAAGCCGCATGTTATCCTTGAAAAACTTGACGGGTCAATGATAACTCCTGTTGTTACCGATGCAGGACTGCGTTTTGGCACGAAAATGGGCATCACTGAGGTATCCATGCAAGCAGAAGAGTTTGTGGCTCGTCATCCAGAGTACGATACGTTTGCTCGTTGGTGCTTAGACTCAGGATGGACTCCTATCTTTGAATGGTGCTCACGTAAGCAGCGTATCGTCGTGGATTATCCTGATGATCGTCTAGTGCTGATTGCTGTTCGTGACACTCGTAAGGGTGATTATGTAAATCATGATTGGCTGCAAGCATATGGCAAGAAGTTTGGCGTTGAAGTTGTCAAGGCGTATGATGGCACGACTGCTAACATGGAACACTTGATTGCTGAAACTCGTGCTACGGAAGGCATGGAAGGTTGGGTAATCCGCTTTGACGATGGTCACATGGTCAAGGTCAAGGGTGACTGGTATGTGCGTATCCACAAGACCAAGGACAATCTTCTTCACGAGAAGAATGTTATCGAATTGCTTATCACTGAAAAGATGGATGACACTAAGGCATTCATGTTAGATGATGATCGTAAACGTGTAGAGGCGTTTGAAACTGACTTCTGGACGGGCGTAGATCGTGTTGTAAAGGCATATGACCACTACTTTGGTATGGTTGTATCGCACGGCATGGACCGTAAGCAGTTTGCATTGACATGGATGCCAACTGTTAAGCAAAATGACCCGTTTGTGTCAGGTATCGTGTTTGGCAAGTTTGATGGCAAGGACACTCGTAAGATGGTTCTTGACACTATCACCAAGCACCTTGGGACGCAAACTAAGGTCGATGAGGCTCGCTCGTTATGGGGTGGCTTCAAGTGGAACTATGCATTTGATGGAGATGTGTGATGAACGATTGGAGAGAACAGCTAAAACAGATTAAGGTGAACGATAATATCATATCGCTTGCTGAACGTGCTGGTTGCACTATTGATAAGTTGGGATACGGTGAAGGCAACTTGGAAGAGTTTGCCACGTTGATTATTTGTGAATGTGCCAGCAAGTTAGAATTAGAGTATGGTTCGTCCAGTTTAACTGGTGATGAGGCGGCACAGTTATTGCGTATGCGGTTTGGAGTTAAGTGATGAACGAACGAATTAAAGAACTTGCTGAAAAAAGTGGTATTGTATATCTCAGTAGCATACATCCAGATACATTGGATAAGTTTGCCGAGTTGATTATTAAGGAATGTGCTAAACTTGCAGATGACAATTATAATGCGGGATTCTGTCCCGTAGGTGGATTTATCAAAGAACATTTTGGAGTTGAATAATCATGGTAGACGATACCAGTGTAGTTTTTAGAAGCATAAAAGCAATTTGCGTAACATTGTTTCTATGTTTTGCCGTAGCGTCATGCACATATCATGATACTATGGTAGCAATTCATAGGTGTGGTTAAAAAAGTTCTTGACAAACCATAATAGTATGGTAATCTAAGTTATCAACAATACTGCGTTAGGAGAAATCTAATGGAAAAACAGTGGCAGATTATTACTGAAGATCGGGACATGCGGCTTTCTACTGTTGAAATGCCTGACATTGGTTATGACTTTGGCTATAAGTATGAAACATGCTTGTTTGGTCCAAACGACAGCAATGTTCAGGCACGGTATCAGACCAAGGATGAAGCTATCCGTGGTCATAATATTACCCTTGCCAAGTTAGGTATGAAGGTAAAAACTAATGTTGAATAAAATTAAAACATATATTACAAACGGTTGGGCGAAAGTCCAACCATATTTTCTCGAACTATGGAACAACCATTTCGGTCGTCGTTTCATTATCGGTGGTGGTGTTCTGCTTGCAATTTTTGGTCCATTCTTCATTATCCCATGGGCAATGTTCCAATTATTGTTAGCAGTAATGGCAGTGTGTGGTGCATACTTTATTGGTAACACCATTGAACGAATTAGAGGCAATGATGAGTAATGAAAAATCTTACTAATGGATTGTTTATAGCTGCAATCGCTATTTGTTTATTGTTG